AGGAAGTGACACCAGCGGTCCAGCGCCTCACGCTTGCGGCTCATCACGTCCGATTGGATATAAACCTTCACGTTATGGCCCATGGCGTGGTTGATCAGCAGCTCACCAATCAGGTGGTCGACACCGATATCTGCCCAACCGGTACGGGCTACCTTGCGCAGGTCGTGACTGGTCCACTCGCCCTTTCCCAACCGGGTGAACACGGCGCTGGCCTGCCCTTCACTGAGTGCCTTGCCGTTGCGGGATGGGAACAGGTACTGGCCGTCGTAGCCGTTGGCCCACTGGAGCTCGCGGTAATTGATCAGCATCTGGCGAACCTGCTCGGTCAGTGGCAAGTGATGCTCGACGCCGGTCTTGGTGTTCTCGGCCGGAATGAACCACTCGCGCTCAGCCAGGCTGACGTGCGACCACTGGGCCTGACGGGTCTCGCCGATTCGCGAGCCATGGCACAGCATCATGAGGGCCAGCATGGCATCAGCAGGAGCGCTGGCCATGGCATCCCGCAGCAGGTGAATCAGGTCCTGCAACTGAGTGACGCGAAGCCGTGACGGTTTTACCCCGACCTTGGCCTTGGAGAAGTCGCTGAACTTGACGTCCTTCATCGGGTTGACCGCGATCAACCGCAGCTTGAACGCCTGGCGGAAGGCCAGGGCCAGCAGCTGGAACGCCGAGCGCACGTAGTCGATGCCGATGGACTCCTGCGCCGGCCACATGAACTTATCGTCAAGCGTGGCCTTGTTGATAGATGCCAAAGGCACTTCACCCAGCAGCGGCTTCAGGTGGCACTTGATCAGCGAGGCGCCGGTCTTCCTGCGCTTGCTCGACAGGCTTCGGTCGCGAGCCATCCGATCGGCGTACCAGTCCAGCAGTTCACCGACCAGCACCCATTTCGACAGATTCGAGCCATCACCGGCAGCCAGCCGCAAGCGAATGCCCGGCAAGGCCGCGACAACCTGCTTGGCATTCAGATCAGGGTGACTGCCGACGAGATTCCATTTGCCCTTGAGCACCAGGTACCACGATGCCCGGACGCGATCCTTGGCGAAGCGCAGGTACAACCCTCGATTCTCGATGTCGCGCAGATCCCGCACGGCGCCGGCGGCTTGGCGCTTGATTTCCGCGTCGGTGATCTTCACTGCAGCACTGGTCATGCCGATACCGCCTTGGACTTTTGCCCTGTAGGAGCGAAGTCGTCGCCCAGGGGCATCAGGTGCCGCGGCTCATGAATACCGAATCCAAGATCTACGACCTCATCCTCGACGACCGCGACGAGGCCATCCCCAACAAGCGTCCAGCACGGAACATCGTTATGCCGATACACCACGCCATTCGGCGCGACGTAATGATCACCGCTCACCACGAACTCACGGGGCTGGCACTGCTTGCCGATGTTTTGGGTCAGCGAGTTGGCACCGACGATGATTGCCAGATCGCCCGGCTGGAACTGATGATTCATGCTGAACACTCGACGTAGTCAGTGATGCGAACACGAACCGCGCCGCCCTTGATCGTCTCTTCGCTGATCTGCAACTGGGTCACAAACCTGCTGTCATCAATGCCCAGAGCCTGCGCTACGCCGTCACGGCCGGACTTGAATGCGGCGATGCAATTGTCATCGTCCCGACGGCGACGATCAGGTGGGACGAATTCCAGCGACAGCAGCGCCCGGCCGGCAGGGACAGGCAGTGCAGCTTTCAGACACAGCAGAAAACAGGCAGCACGGTAGGCTTTCGCGGCCTTGCTCTTGGCGGCCCAATGCGAGCGTGCATTCGGACTGAGCACCTTCGGCGGCCACGGGAGTATCAGCGGATCGTTCATGAATGCAGCCCTCGGTTAGAGGCCGGGCGCGCGGTGGAAAACGCAAAGCCGCCTCGGCCGTCGTGCAGAACCTTGGCGGTGTTCAGCAGGTTTTTGAGTTGTGTCCAGGTCACGCTGCCACCTTCCCTTCGCTCACCAGAATGTCGATGGTCCGCACCATGCCTTCCATGTGCATCGTGCGGAGTTGTTCACGGCTGAACTCGGTATTGCGGCGCGCGTCGACGGCGTCGTGGCAAGCCGAGCACGCCCAGGCGGCCTGCAGGTCATGCGGTTTGAGCCCGGTGCCGCAGCGAGTGCCAGCCATGCGCAGGTGAGCCAGCACCGTTGTTTCGGGGTTGCCGTTGCACACGCCCGGCACTCGGATCTGGCAGTCGCGGCCGCGCGCCGCCTTGGTGAACTTCGTCTGCTTGGTCATCACATCCACGCCCCGAACTGAGATTCAACTGGAGGGACAGACCCGTCGTAGCTGGCCCCCATGAAAGCGATGAAGCACCGGGCGACGTTGGCGAGAGCCTTGATGGTTCTCATAGTGCGCTCACCATCAGGTCGACGACTTCAAAGGTGCGGGGCCACATCAGCCGGCCAAACGATTCAGCGATGAGCCTGTGCTCGAACAACGCGACCGCAGGATCCGGTGGAGTAGATAGATCGATCTTCGAAGAGCATGCGTAGACCGCGTAACGGAACGCCGCGAGATCGGGCGGCGCGAGTCTGGTGTCGCTCATGCTGATGCTCCGGCGCGGCGGGCGCGCAGTTCGGCCAAGGCCTTGTTTCCGATATCGGGAGTGCGACGGGCTTCAGCGCGGGCCGGCAGGGCCAAGGGCATCTTCTGCAGCGGAAGACCCTCGATCATGCGGCGGACGGTGATCACGTAGTTGCGCTCGAACAGCTTCATGGCGAGGGAGGATTCCAGGCGGTTGAGAGGTTCGAAGCCGCACTCTTTCGCCGTATGCCAGACAGCCTGATGCGACCACTTGCCCTGCCCGGCCATGGATGGGTGAGCGTTGCGGCAGGCCTCGCGGAAAGCCTTCTCCAGCGATGGGATGCCGAGCATTTCCGGGGTCGGCTGGCACAGCTTGATGAACTTGCCCACGCTCGGCGCGAAGTCGGAACCCAGCTTGCGGCACTGCTCGATGCCGAAGCGGATCTGCTCGATGCGCGTGATGTTCTCGGCCATGAAAGCCTTGGTCCAGGTGGCCTTTGCCGCGCCGATGGCGTCCTTGTCAGGCCAAGCCTGCTTCCACGCTGGAAAGATCGCCATCAGCTCACGGAACAGCTGGTTGATCACATGGACCGTGCCGGAATCGATCTTGAGCGGAGCCACCTCGGCGGATGGAACGTTAGGCAGTTGCTGCATGATGCTCGCGACGGACTTCATCACAGGCCTCCCAGATTTTCAGCCCAGCTCGTGTCGTCGGGGTCAGGGGCTGCTGATGCGCGCGGTGGGAATTGCACGACGCGGCTGTCTCGCACCTGGTCGCGCTTCACCCAACCAACCAGCGCGGCTACCCATTGCTTCTCGGTCTGGCATTCGCCCTTGGCGTCGTGGTGCAGGACGAAACCGGCAATGGCTTCCGGCGTGAACAGGGTCATGGCGAGACCGGATCGGAAGGAATACGCGTGGAGGGTCTTCAGGTCTGGCACCCAGTCCAAAAACATCGCAAATGGCGCGCCGGGTGTGTGAGTAGAATCTTTCTTCTCTACATCTTCTTTAGGTAACGCATCGCTAACGATGGGTGCGTTACCTTTTGCGTTAGCAGACTTGTGGTTTGCCACGCGCTTGGCGGTGAGAAGTCTGTTTTTAGCTGTCTTGCCGTTGTGGCGGTCGAAGTGCGGAAGGCTGATGACCCCGTCGGCCTCCGCCATCCAGCCCACCGACTTCATGTGTTCGCAGAAACCGGTAACGCCCACCATGCGGTCGAGCAACTTTTTGCTAACGCTAGGAGCGTTACCGTTCTCGGTCTGCTGGTCGAACCATCCCCACACGCGCATCAGCTTGCCGACTGCTGCATCAGGATCGATGTTTGCGAGGTCGGCGATCTGGCAAACCTCAGGCTTATCCAAGGTGGTCAGCTCGAACTTGATCCAATCACCGGCCATTATTGAATCCCCCGGCTGTACTCTTCGGTGACGACTGTGCGACGTACCAGTGATGCCGGCGGCGCGATGCGCCCGATCACCGAACCTGGTACGTCTTCGATCAGTAGAGCGCCCATGCCCGTGAGCAGGCGCTCGCAGATGCCGTCCACTACCTCGTTGAACTGAGGCACGGTCTCAAGGCCCTTGCGCTGTGACTCTTCGTAGATGCGGCGCTCGGCCAGGCTGATCTGTGCGAGAGCGTGGTGGCTCATCTTGTCGCGCGGTGTGCCGTGCTCAATGCCGTAAAGCTTGCGCAGCGACTTCGCGCTGCCGACGATCCCGCCAGTCAGCGCCTTATAGATCCTGTTGGTGGCGTTCTCGTGGGCCCACCGCTTCTGGTTGTCGCTGCCATCCAATGTGGCGATGTAGTCGTGCAACCCCTTGAACATCTGCTTGCCGACCTGGCGGGCCTCCAACCATGCGGCGTCTTTGGCCTTTGGTTGAGAGGCCTCCAATTGCTTCCAGCGCTTGATGACCTTCATCCGCAGCGGGGCGCTGTAGCCTGTCAGAAGGCAATCGGTGTGATCGCGATCGAGGCAGTACTCGGTCTGGCTTCGGTTTTGGCGGTCTGTATAGATGCGTCCAAATGTGGACGCATCTTCTCCGAGCTCTTTCAGCATCTTTTCGATGTCGCGCTTGACGTGCTGGTGCTGCTTTCCGGTCAGTTGCGCGATCTCGCGAGAACTCATGGTCTGACGCGTCATTGGTTGCGACTGGCGAGAAAGTGACGAGTCAGGAGGGGTATTGCTCTGGGTGTTCGTGGTGTGCATAATCGACCTCGCAAACGCTGTAGAAAGAGCCGACCTCGACCGTCGGCTTTTTTGTGCCTGGGATTTAGTGAAGCTTCGAAGCGATGAGTGATGCTTGATCGGCCATGGCGACTGCGTGAGCGGCCAGCGAGCGGCAGAAGGATTCGAAGGACTCGGCGTACATGTGGTCCTTCTGGTCAAACACACCATCCGCGAATACTTTCCCGCCCAGCCCGGCGACCAGACCAAAGTTCGTGGCGATGCCAGCGAACACCTGCAGAGCGTCATCCACACCGGAGCCGATCTGCTTGACGGCCAACAAGCCATAACGACTCGCCAGCTCGGTCAGAGCTCGGTCACGCCATGGCTGATCCAGGGCGGCCACCCACGACTCTTCGATCCACGAGGGGATTTCGATACGGTCGCCGCTGTCGTCAAGCCAACGCTCGACACGCTTACTCCACGCTTTGTAGGCGCGGCCGTATGCCTGCATGTCTGCGGTCTTGGTCAAGGCCTGCAGATCAGGGAAGCCCTTCTCCCTGCAGCGCGCCGGTGCTCGGTCGAACAGTTGATGATTGAGCTGCTCAGCGAAACCGTCCTGGCTCATGCTGGTGCGGGCGATCATGTCGCGCGCAGTGGCCACCAGCACCGCATCGCGTGTTTCGTGTCGCAAGTTCGACGTATCCATGAGGCTCTCTCGCTCGTAATCTGTGGTCATGCCATTTCGCTACTACTAATCAAGGACGAGTCGATGACCGCCCCAACTTCTTCAAGCGACGGATTTGCCTGGATGGGCTTCAGCGAGCAGCCAGGACGGTTCAAAGGGTTTGCCCCTGGCCGAAGCGAGCGCAGCGATACGCTCTGCGTATCGAGTCTCGCCTGTGTACTCAGTGCGAGGCAGGCATTCGGCGGAGAGCCACTTGTAAACCGCGCGGGGCGACTTGCCGCACGCCAGGGCAACCACTGGAACGCCGCCGGCGTCATCAATCGATTTCTTGAGCGGGCCCATGTGGCCTCCCTAGATAATATGAACTTGCAGTACATATTATGTCGGAACTGAAAGTACATGCAAGGCCGTGCGATATTGAACCTATGGTTCAAATAGAAGAAATCCGCACTGCCTTCGCCTCTCGCCTAAAAAAGTCACTTGCCGCCAAAGGCATTGATCAATGGGGGGCGGGCGCTCGCCTCGCAGAAGTAGCCAAAGTCACCCCCAAAGCTGCGAGCAAATGGCTGAATGGCGAGTCGATGCCGGGCCCCGCTAAAATGCATGCGATTGCGGCTTTTTTAGACGTAAGAATCGAATGGCTGCAACACGCATCGGGGGATGGCCCAGAGGCATTCGCACCTAGTCAAGCCTCGGAAGCGCCGGATCTAGCGTCCCCTTCCGCCGCAGACAAGATTCGCCAGATGCTTGCCGGTAAAAGCTTGGGGGAAGATCGCCTGCAGAAGCTGCTGGCCGTTGCTGAAGGGAACGAACCAGAGGGAACAGTCAGCGTACTGGTGAACGATGCCTATAGGCCAGGCAAGGTCGGAGATGAGGTCTGGATTGCGCACTACGATGTGCGCGGCGCGCTGGGTGATGGTGAGGTGGCTCACGACTTCCCGGAGCTGCTTCAGGACATCCGCATCAGCCCTTCCCATCTTCGCTCGATGGGTGTCGAGTTCAAGGAACACTACAATCTGAAGGTCATCACTGGGTGGGGTCAGTCGATGACGCCCACCATCAAGCATGGCGATCCGTGCCTGGTGGACATCAGCATCAAGGAATTCATCGGCGACGGGATTTACTACTTTTCGTACGGCGGCTTCCAGTACATTAAGCGCTTGCAGATGAAGGGCAAGGACAAATTCAAAATGATCTCGGACAACCGCAAGCACAAGGCCGAGGACATTATCATCGACGAGACCTACATCCAGGCACGCGTTCTATTTGTGTGGAACGGGAATCTCGTTTAGCTAAGGCAAGGAGCAAAAATGACTGGGCTGAAGTTAGCCATTATCGCGTGTATTTTGCTAGCCGCGGGATGCAGCGCCTACTCGCAGCCGTTCCCCTATCGGGATGCAAGCAGCGGTCCAAACGTGTACTGCAGCATGGACCCTCCAAATCAGCCCGGATGTCGGTAGCTACCAACCGTCATCATCGCTTGCTACAGAAGCCCGCATAAAGTGCGGGCTTTTTTGCGCCAGCTAGAAAGGCGCCGGTTCTTCTGGCTCGAATGGATCGGCGGCCTGGGCCGGCCTCTCGTCATCCGCCGACGGCTCCCACCTCAACGTGATCGACGCATCTTCGTGATTGTGCGCAAGCTCAATCCCGTCGGCCTCTGACAGCGCGCTCACAATCTCGCTCCACTCCCTCTCCCCGTCCGTATCCAGCCGATGAATCCTAACCTCCCGCCGCTCTTGGGCGATCGGGTGATTGATCATTGACGACACGCGCAGTGATAGCCGCTCCATCGCGCTCATCGGTTTCGGAACTGCTTCCTTTTTCTTGCCTTGCTGCACCATACATTCCTCCCAATAAAACTGTATATCCATCCAGTAATCGAGGGCGAGCATAGCGAACCTTAGGTTCGTCGTAAATCCTAAATGCGCGAGCGGTTCCTTCACGGGAAACAGTCATGTCAGTAATTTGTACTTTTGGTACTTGACTGAATATGAACCGGTAGTTCATATTTGACTCATCGCAGCGATCAACCACTGCGACCTGCCAACCGAGGTAGCCGCTCTTTAAAAATCAGTCGCAACAAATAAATAGACCGCATTGCCTCTACCGGCGACCGGCGATCAGACAGGCGAACGAGGAAAGCCTGCCAACGATAGGGAAAACCCTGCACGGCTGATCGATGACGAAACGTCAGAACCGAGTGAATGACCCGGCAAGCAGTGCGCACCGCCACCCCGGCGGCAATGGGAAAGATTTCACTGGCTGGCCTTGGCAACAGGGCCAGACGGGAAATCAACCGGAGAACCACCATGACCCGCAGCCAGCACGAAGAAATCGAAACACTCGCGATCGCCGCAATGATCGGCCTGATCAGCTCCAACGCCCACGCACCTGATGAAGTCGCAGCCAAAGCCTTCGATCACGCTGAAGCTTTCCGCGAAGAAAAGCTGAAGCGTATCGGCGAGCAGCCCCCGTTTGGCGAGTAAGGGCGAGCAAGTGGCGAAGCGCTCAACCAATCGCATCAAGTTCAAACTGTGGCAGCCCACCATCACGACTGAATACGACGGTGCCGCGGCAGAGGGCATCTTTTACGCAGCATGCAGCCTCCTCGGTCCAGAGCGCCTGAGGCTAATCGAGAAGCTTCAGGCCAAGCACGCCGAACTGGAAGCTGTGGGCAGATAGACAACCAGCGCCAGCGTCAGCCTGACGAAAACTGCCCGATACCCTGGAACGTTTGAACGCTGACCAGGCTGCATCGGAGATCGCCCGACCTGTAACGTTCGGGAGGCCTCGGCCGCTCAGGGCGATCTCCGATGTAGATGAATGCAGCGACGAAGTTGGTAAGTCGAGAGGGAAAGGCGCTGCGCCGAGACGATCAATGCAGTAGCCCCTCGCGCGGTCCCTGTCTCAACGCGGGGTTCGTACCCCTGGCATACAGACCGCAAAGTCGGAGATCAGCACCGGCCATCTGCATCACCCCATTCAACAGGTAGCCACTGCCTTCCCAGTGAGCGAACAACGGAGGATGACCGCCATGAAATAACAGATAGACACCGGCCTACCGCATCAGGCGGCGCCGGCGAGCAAGGCTCACGTAGGGAGGCCTCGTGAACCAGCGATATGAAAGCCCCACTTCGATGGGGCTTTTTTTCACCCAGCGTTTACCCGTCAGCACTCTCCCCTGCGCCCAATCGGCCTATGTCAGGCGGCCAGAGTGCTGACGAATAAACGCACAACCAAAAGAGGAATCGCCATGCACCAGGCATTTCAAGATCGCATCGTTGAGCTGGGGGTTTTGCTCCAGCGTTCAAGCGCCGCACGCGGCGAGTTCAGCAAGCGCACGGACCGGGCAATGCCTGGTAGCAAGGTTCGCTTCCAGGTGCTGAGCAAGGCGCGCAACTCGTACGCCGTCATTGAGCTCGCAACCGGCGCACTGCGCGGCGGGTTCAACAGCTGGAAGGAGGCTGTGAACTTCGCGCAGCACCTTGAGGCACAGCCTGTTCTGAGGTTGGTGCAATGATCGGCGAGAGCGTGCCGGACCAGCACAAGCAGGCCATCGCGCAGCTTTCCGCGCAGATCGATCACTTCCTCGCCACCGGCCATCGCATTCAGCACATCGACCAAGGCGTCAGCGCCAACGCGCCGCTGCTGGGCACCACTAATCATCTGGAAACGCTCAAGGCCAAGCGCGCCAAGCGTGCGCCGCGGATTCGGGCGCTTGCAGAGGCCGGTCTGAATGCCCGCCAGATAGGCATGAAGATCGGCATCGATACCCGCACCGTCGCCCTCACCGCGCGAGAGCACGGCATCACATTCACCGCGGCCACCTGATGCGGCGTCTATTCAAAGGCGCCAACCAGCGCAGGCGTCAGACCTGGCTAAACCTGCCAGCGCACCAGATCGGAGAATCACCAGATGGAAAAGACAGCAGCGGCGAAGCACTCGGCGGACTATCGTCGGCGCCAGAAAGAGGAGAAGGAAAAGCTGGGGATCGAAACGCTGGAGGTCGATGCGCCGGTGGGAACCCGGTCGGGCATGACGCTTGCGATGAAGGACCACGGCTACAAGCAGATTCAGGAGCTCTGGCAGGACCTGGCGCTGTCGTTTCTTTCGATGCCGTTCGAAGAACAAGCGCGGCGACTGCGCAAACCTGACGCGACAGCCTTCGTAGTCACGCCGAGACTAGCGCGTCAGTACGAGAAAAAAGCGCAAGCTGAATTGAGGGCCGACCCGGGCGACGAGACCATCAACCCGGTTACGCACGCATAACATCACACGCTCCACGTTATGCAGGCCTGACAATCAGTGGATCACCGGCAGTGCATCGACGGCCACTTCAATCGCGGTTGAGGCCTCAGTCACATCCTCAGGGTTGTAGAACTGCTCGCCGTACATCGACTGAATCGCCAATTCCGTGAGCTCGTCGATATCAACGCAGCATTCCTGCGCAGCAACCAGCACCGCCTTCAGCGCCATCCGTAAAACCCTTTCCCTGTCTTCGCTCATGATCGTATTCCTTCCTGTGGAGCGGTAAGCGTAGACGAATCCAGGTTTTTAGACAGTCGCTCGGCGAGGAGTCAAGATCTCCCAAATCAAAGCTAGCTATTGAGACGGTGCACTTTCATATCGAAGCCGAACATGGTTCCGGCTCTTTGGAAATCATTGATGTGAATATTCTCAACCGCAGCTACTCTCAACGCCATGTTGGTGGATCCCAACTTTACGCGCCTGACGAAAACGACTCCCGGCATGGCAGATAGCCACTCAACCAGTGAAGATAAGTTCTCTTCTGGGCCAGTTAAGTTCAGCAGATAAGTCGATCCTGCAGATAATGGTGTTTCAGATGCGGTATCGCGGGACTTAATCTCAGCTATGAAGGCCTCGATATAATCCAACTTCTTAATCAAGAATGACTGCGCATCATCCGGCTCCGTTGACTCACGAAGTACTCTACTCTGAGTAACGCGATAGACAGGATTGTCAGGTTCGACCAGCTCCAGAGCAGCTTTAATTGCTGATTCCAGTCTCGGAACTAAATCGACCGCGCCATACATGTCATTTTGAAAGAACACCGTTCGTTCGTCAGATATGTCAAATGGGAGCCTAGTTCCGTTCTCTGCCAGAACCACGATAGGAAGTCCTACGCAATGACGAATAGCTAGCTCATACATAACATTCGGGTTAAGTTCACTTAGGTTGGCGATTACAAGCTCATCATACAAAACGTGCTCAATTACTTGCCTCGTAATTGAACCTGGTGAAGCGATTTCATGAGCTACGAACACCTCGAAGTCTAAGCTGTCGAGTACAGGTTTCATGACGGCGCTGATTAACCCATCAGCTGCCCGCCTGGTACCGGAAGCGTCGGCCCCTATTGGGGTCACGATAAATGCGCGCTTTTTTGAAGTTTGCTCTGAGGGCTGACTATCCTGCGCTTTCCTAACCACGACCTACTCCCTTTTTTTACGTCCAAAACATAGCTAATAAAATTGAGCTCGGCCGCAGCGAAATACACGATGCGTCATCAAATCGCGTGTTTCTGCCCAGATCTAACGCACTTCATACCTTACCAACAACAGAAACGCCACTGGCGCATTTGCTTGAATCGTATCGCTCCGCCATGGCCAAGGGTAAAGACATGTACGAACTCAACCGACGATTATCTTTATGAATATCGAATACGGAAGCGTGTGCAGCGGCATCGAGGCCGCGACAGCCGCCTGGCATCCGCTGGGCATGATACCGGCTTGGTTCGCCGAGATCGAACCCTTCCCTTCAGCGGTGCTGGCTCACCATTACCCGCATGTGCAGAACCACGGCGACATGACCAAGCTTGGCCCCCTGGTACTAGCTGGCAAGATCAAAGCGCCGGCGGTGCTCGTTGGCGGCACACCGTGCCAAGCGTTCAGCGTCGCCGGTATGCGGCAAGGCATGCTGGATCCGCGCGGCGCTCTCACCATCAAATATGTGGAGCTCGCAGATGCAGTTGACCATGTTCGAACAGCCCGCGGTGATGACGAGTGTGTCGTCGTCTGGGAAAACGTCCCCGGAGTCCTTTCCGATAAGCAAAACGCCTTCGGATGCTTTCTTGGTGCGCTTGCTGGGGAAGACTGCGAACTGCAGCCTTCAGGGAAGCGCTGGACAGACGCTGGTTGTGTGTATGGACCCAAAAGAACAGTCGCGTGGCGGATCCTGGACGCCCAATATTTCGGCCTGGCCCAACGACGGCGTCGTGTGTTCGTTGTCGCAAGTGCTCGAAGAGGGTTCGATCCCGTCGCGGTACTTTTTGAGCGCGAAGGCGTGCGCCGGGATACTGCGCCGCGCCGAGGCGCGGGGCAAGACGTTACCGGAACAGCTCCATTCGGCCCTGCGCTCCAGTGCGGATGCGGACATGTCTTCCCCGAGGAGCTTGGCCACTACGGCTGCATGAACTGCGAAGGTGACGAAGGTCCGGCGGTGACGATGTTCGGCGGTATCCCCGCATTCGGCGGTCACAGCCTGGGCGGGTCGGTCGAAAGATCAGCAACGCTTACGGCGAAGGACACCCGGTTAGACCTGGAGAGCGAGACGTTCTTTGTCCAGCCTCAAGACGATGTAATAGGGGCACTCACGAGCCACGCTTATAGCGGCGGTGCCGGCGGCAGGCCAGATGGTGCAGCTGCTGGGCATTTCATCGCGGTCGCTGGGACGCTGCGCAGCAGTGATGGAGGCGCCGATGTTGATCACGGAATGGCAAACCATCTCGTCGCCGGAACCCTTCAGTCCAGTGGCAAGGCGGCCGGCAGTGCAACACAGCAGGACGCCGAGTCCGGCCTGCTGGTCGTTCACGGTACCCAAGACCCATGTACTTCCGACAAAGCTTTCGCGCTCGGCAGGAACAATGGCCAAGAGAACGCCATCCTCGCTTTCAGCTGCAAGGACCAGGGCGCCGACGTCGGATCGTTATCGCCAACCCTCAGAGCCATGAATCACAGCGGAAGCCACGCAAACGCCGGCGGCCAGGTCGCTGTGGCCATCTGTCAATTCGGAGAAACGGCCGGGACCCTTACTGCCCGGCACGATTCAAGTCCATGCGCCGACCGTGGGATGAACGTGATATCGGCACCACACAAAGGTTCAGATGTACGCCGCCTAACACCCATTGAGTGCGAGCGCCTCCAAGGCTTCCCCGACGGCTACACGCTGATCCCCTGGCGCGGCAAGCCCGCCGGCGACTGCCCAGACGGTCCGCGTTACAAGGCCATCGGCAACAGCAAGGCCGTCCCGGTCGTACGCTGGCTCGGCTTGCGAATCCTCGAACAGATCTGAGAGGACATCCCCATGCAACGCATCTACCTGAGCGGGCCCATGACGGGCCTGCCCGATTACAACTACCCGGCATTCAATACGGAGGCCGCCCGCCTCCGTGCCCTCGGATACACCGTCGAGAATCCCGCCGAGAACCCACTGCCCGCCGACGCGCCCTGGCACATGTGCATGCGTGACGCGATTCGCCAGATGCTCGCCTGCGACACCGTGGCGTTCCTGCCCGACTGGCGTCAGTCCCGCGGCGCCAACGTAGAAATCGAACTCGCCATCCATCTCGGCATGGCTGTCATTCCAGCAAGCGGCATCGTTTCGCCGCAGGAGGGGTTATGAGCAATCAAGCAAAGCGTTTGAGCAGTTGTCCTGCAGAGCGCCTGGCGCAGTGCCGCGGCGGGGATTTCGCGCCGGCCGGTGATGGCGTCGATTTCGGCATCGATGGCCGATCGGTCCGCGTGTCGCAGGAGGCCTATTCGATCTTTCTCGCCCGGGAGCAGATGGGCAAGGATCGCGTAGCCGCCCTACAGCAGCGACTGAACATCGCTGATCAGCGGGTGTGTGATCTGACCTGGCTTGCGAAGTCGGCTTACATGGAAGGCTGGGAGCTGGGATGGGTTACACGCCATACCGACGCCAACAACGAAAAGCGCGTAACGCCTTGGGCGCCACCGCGAGAAGTCATGGAGCGTGAGTGGCTGACTTCGGAAGGTCGTGCAGCGCTTAACACAAACGCGCCAGCGGCGAAGGTCGATTGCGGAAACTGCGCTTTCGTTGCGGATGTTTGCCTCACCGAATGCGAGTCGAAGAAGATTCGCGATGCGCAGGTGAAACCATGACCAAAACAGCCGAGCTGCTGCCGTGCCCGTTTTGTGGCAGCCAATCCAACAGCGCCAGCCACGCTTCCAGTTACGTCATGTGTTTCGGGTGTGATGCGGATGGGCCAATAGCAAAGCCTGGCCAGAATGCGGTTGAGCTGTGGAACAAACGCGTCGCCCCTGCCGAGAATGTACGTCCAGAAGTGACGGAGCCCCTCGAACGGTGCAGCTGTCCGGTCTGCTGGCCGGATCATCCAGCCCATTCGTTCCGCAACTCTCGAAGCTGACCAACTCACCCCACCGAGCATTCGGTCAAACCCTATCCCTATTGCCTGCTGCGTATGCGGCGAGGACGAAGTCATGCTCACAGAAAAAGAACTTGAGGATCTGCAAGCGGAAGTCAACCGGCTTTCAGGCCGCCACAGCTCAGCCGCCTTGATTGAGGCAGCACCGGTGAACCGCGACGAAAACGGATTTTTCCAGCACCCCAATCTGCCGGATTTTGATGAAGCCGACGGCGACAAGTGCAAAGCGTGGATTGCTGAGCAGGAACTGGAGGTTGCAATGGTCAGCCTGGAGTACCACAGCGACGAAGCGATATCTGACCGGTACTTCGAGGCCGGCGACCCGGACTGCAGCTATTGGCAGCCGGACCGGCCAGACGGCGAAGGCTGGTTCTGCCTGGCGATTCACGATACCGATGACGGCCCCGTTTGCTGGTGGGCGCGCCGGATGCTGACGCAATGAGCCGCAGCGGATACAGCGACGATTGCGAAAACTGGAGCCTGATCTGCTGGCGCGGCGCCGTGACTTCGGCCCTAAAAGGCAAGCGCGGCCAGGCGTTCCTGCTTGAGCTCCGCGACGCAATGGATGCCACGCCCGAAAAGCGCTTGGTCGCTGACGTCCTGGAGGCTGATGGGCAGTTCTGCACGATCGGTGTGCTTGGGGCAAAGCGCGGCATCAACATGGAAGTCCTTGATGCCCATGATCGTGAGGGGGTGGCAGCGGCGTTCGGCATCGCTCCGGCGCTTGCCGCTGAGATTGTCTTCATGAACGACGAGGGTAACTGGAACGCAGAAACGCCTGAGCAGCGATGGGTGCGCATGCGCGGATGGGTTGAGTCGAATATTCAGCAGGTGACGCCATGACAGCGATCAAAGAACGCCCGATCCTGTTCTCGGCGCCGATGGTGCGTGCCATCCTGGAAGGCCGGAAGACGGTCACGCGGCGCGAGGTGAAGAAACAGGCCGCGCTCGATTGCCTGGCTGCCGGTTTCGAGCCTGCCTTTCTGGCACTGCCTGGTAATGCTGACCTTTGCCCATATGGCCAGCCCGGCGAACGCCTGTGGGTGCGCGAGACATGGGGCGTCATCAGTCACGACTTCGACGAGCATGGAAACATGGTCGATTGGAAGCCTGATCGACCGGCAACGCCAATTCGAGAAATGCGCTTCGGCCAAGGGTACTACTCGGGTCATGTCATCTATCGTGCCGACGGCGAGGCGACATGGGCCGGTGACGATGACGGCGGCGGGGATGATCGTTCCGCCTGGAAGCCAAGCATTCACATGCCGCGGATCGCTAGCCGCATCCTGCTGGAGATCACCGAGGTCCGCGTAGAGCGCTTGCAGGATATTTCCCGCAGCGACATCCGTGCGGAAGGATTGGAATGCCCGGCTGAGCTGGCGAGTGACGACGTATCGCCCAATTATCGCGAATGGTATCCCGCCGCATGGCGGGAGCTATGGGAATCAATCAACGGTGTCGGCGCGTGGGATGCGAACCCGTTGGTCTGGGTCGTCGAGTTCAAACGGGTAAGGGCATTTGCGGATCACGTGGGATGAGGATCAGTCCCCTTCGCCTCTGCGCCGGTCCGCAATCTTTGCACCTCCGAGAAGCACAAACACAAATGCGGCCTTCATTGCGATACCAGGCATCTTCGACAAATCCCAAAATAATGCAGCCGTAAGGTCGGCGACAAATACAGCAATTAATAACCACTTCGCGATTTGAATATCGCGCTTCCTCAAAAGAAACACTGGTCGACTCCATCCATAGATTTGATGGTCTGGAATCTACCATCGCCGTCTAGGCTCAGCCACCCCTTCCCCATCTATCCACATGCCTGCCGGTGTACGGCGGGCTGGAGAACTATTGCATGAAAATCAACACAGGCGGTTCCAGCATCACCATCGGTGGGCGCACGTTTACAGGCAGAAGCGTCAGCATCATCGGCGACAAAGTGGTGATTGATGGCATACAGCAGGAAGGTGCGCTGGTAGGGCCAATAAGCGTGACGGTAAACGGCAACGCTGATTCTGTCGAAACCGGATCTGGGAAGGTCGAGGTGATCGGATACGCAGGGCGCGTCAAGACAATGAGCGGTGATGTTCATTGCGGCGATGTGCAAGGCGACGTAGGAACAATGTCCGGCGATATCACCTGCGGAGCGATCGCCGGTACCGCGAAAACTATGTCGGGCGACATCATCGGACGGAGGTAGCCAACATGGATTCTGAAATCCTTTCTGATGACGAACTTGCCGAAATCACCGGCTACAAGGCCAGGGCCTACCAGCGCCGGTGGCTGGATGATCGCAAGTGGCTGTATGTCGAGAGCCGCGGCAAGCGCCCGCTCGTTGGCCGGCAGTACGCCCGAATGAAGCTGGGCGTGCTCTCGCCAGGCATCGTCGACCCAAATCCGCCGCCGCCGCGCCCGGTCTGGACGCCAGATTTCTCCCGAGTGAGCTGATATGCGCCCACGCAATACAGAGAACCGAGACTTGCCACCGGGTGTAGTGCGCCGCAAGCGCCTACGCAAAAACGGCAAGGTGTGGGTTGGGTACTACTACCGGGATTCAACCGGGAAAGAGATCCCGCTGGGCAGCGATTTGGACAAGGCCCGGGTGAAATGGGCAGAGCTCGAAGCAAAGGATAAGCCAGCTGACCTGAAGGTGATGAAAGCAATTTTCGACCGGTATGACCGGGAAATCATCCCAAAAAAGGCTCCGCGCACTCAAGTGGACAATCGCGCGGAGCTGAGGCAGCTCCGCCCGCTCTTCGATGAAGCGCCCATAGATTCGATCACGCCGTCCATGATTGCTGGATTCCGGGACGCGCGGACCGCAAAGGTCCGCGCCAACCGGGAGATCGCCCTCTTGTCGCACATCTTCAACATGGCGCGCGAGTGGGGCCTCACCGAAAGGGAGAACCCGTGCCAAGGCATCAGGAAGAACAAAGAGACGCCGCGTGACTACTACGCAAACGCGGTGGTGTGGGATGCCGTGTACGCCATGGCGGAGCCCGAGCTCAAGGAGGCAATGGATCTGGGGTATCTGACCGGCCAACGCCCTGCCGATGTCATCCTAATGCGCAGCGACGACCGTGACGGTGATTACTTCATGGTCATCCAGGGGAAGACGAAGCAGAAGCTCAGGATCTTGCTGACGACGGAGTTAGGGGAGAACAGCCTGGGAAGGTTGATTAGAGAGATCACGGAGCGGAACGCGCACCACCCGTCCAAGTACCTACTAATCAGCAAGCACGGGAAACGAATGACAAAGGGGATGTTGCGTTTGAGGTGGGACAAGGCCCGGGAGAAAGCTCAGCAGAAGGCCATCAAGGACGGCGACCCGATGCTGGCAGCGAAGATAGGGGGATTTCAGTTCCGGGACATCAGGCCAAAGGCCGCGTCGGAAATTGTCGATATCGGCGATGCCAGCCTGCTGCTGGGACACACCAAACAGGAGATCACCAAACGCGTTTACAGGCGCGTCGGCGTGACGGCAAAGCCCTCAAAATAGGGGAAGTTTCGGAACTCGTTCCCCGAAAGTTTCGGAACCCCTCCAAAAACGACCAAATGCGGCGCATTGCCGACCAAACACCGGAAACGAAAAAGCCCTGCGTAAGCAGGGCTTTTTACTGTGTTTGGCGGGGAACTAGGGATTCGAACCCTAGAAACGCTATTAACGTTCGCCGGTTTTCAAGACCGGTGCATTCAACCACTCTGCCAATTCCCCGAAGCATTTGGCGTCGAAGGTTTTTCACCCCTCCGGCGCTTTGCGGGCGCCATAATACCGTAATGAAACAAGCTGTCAAACTCTCCGGCTAGCGCGCTGCCTCGCCTCTGTTATGATCTTTGCAACTTGAGGTTTCAAACCCTTCGTTTTTACCACCAGGAGTAGCGCCATGCGCGAACAGGATTACGCAGTCAACAACCGCGTGCAGGTCGAGCAGCTAGAGGTTAGCCGCGTCCTGCGCAACACTTACGGCCTTCTGGCCCTCACCCTCGCCTTCAGCGGCGTCATGGCGTTTGTCTCCCAACAGATGAACTTCCGTTACCCGAACGTCTTCGTCGTGCTGATCGGCTTCTACGGTCTGTTCTTCCTCACCAACAAATTGCGCGACTCGGCGTGGGGTCTGGTTTCGGCGTTCGCGCTGACGGGCTTCATGGGGTTCATCCTCGGCCCGATCCTCAACCGTTACATCGGCATGCAGGGCGGCGCTGAAGTCGTTGCTTCCGCGTTCGCGATGACGGCACTGGTCTTCGGTGGTCTGTCGGCCTATGTGCTGATCACGCGCAAGGACATGAGCTTCCTCGGCGGCTTCATCACCGCAGGCTTCTTCGTATTGCTCGGGGCCGTGGTGGCCAGCATGTTCTTCCAGATCAGCGGCCTGCAACTGGCGATCAGCGCCGGCTTCGTGCTGTTCTCGTCGGTCTGCATTCTGTTCCAGACCAGCGCGATCATTCACGGCGGTGAGCGCAACTACATCATGGCGACCATCAGCCTGTACGTGTCGATCTACAACCTGTTCATCAGCCTGTTGCAGATCTTCGGCATCATGGGCAGCAAAGACTGATCGCTGCTGCGTTAACAAAAAGCCCGCTTCGGCGGGCTTTTTGCTGTCCGGCGTTCGTGAATTCTTTATCATTGCGCTCATATGCCTTGTCAGCGACCCACTGAGCCGACCATGAAATTCGCCATCGCCCTCCATTCACCCGCACACGCGCCCTCCTCCCGACGCGCGCTGCTGTTCGCCAAGGCCGCGCTGGCTGAAGGTCATGAAATCGTGCGGCTGTTTTTCTACCAGGACGGCGTCCACAGCGCGTCCGGCAACGTGGTTTCACCTCAAGACGAGTCGGACACCGTTGCGCAATGGCGCGAATTCGTCAGTACGCACCAACTCGATGGCGTGGTGTGCATCGCCGCCGCCCTGCGTCGAGGGGTCCTGAATGTGGAAGAAGCGGAGCGTTATTCACGCCCTGCGGCGAATCTTCCAGCGCCCTGGGAACTGTCGGGCCTTGGCCAGCTCCATGATGCGGTGCAAGCGGCGGATCGCTTGATCTGCTTTGGAGGGCCGTAAAGTGGCGAAGTCATTATTGATCATCAGCCGGCAGGCACCGTGGGCCGGCCCCGACGCCAGAGAGGCGCTGGACATCGCGCTGGCGGGCGGCGCGTTTGATCTGCCCGTGGCCATGTTGTTTATGGACGATGGCGTACTGCAACTGGCACCGGTGCAAAATGCCACCCTGTTGCAGCAGAAGGACCTCACGGCCAATCTTCAGGCCTTGTCG